AAGCGTATTGCTGTCGATGTTGACGTTGCCACTGGCGTCGATGGTGAGCCGCCCAGTGCCATTAGTTGAGATGGCTACGTTATTTGCCGAGGGTAGATAAACCCCGTTGGTTGGCACGCTGCTGCTGGTGGGGATGAACGATGCAGCAGTGCTGGTGCCGGTAGTTACAGCGTTTTGAGAGCCAAAGTCTGGGCTGATCTTTGTGCCAGCGATGGCCGCTGAGGCATTGACATCAGCGTTGAGAATGCTGCCATCAACAATGTTGGCGCTGGCAACAGTAATGGCTGTAGGAAGAGCGCCAGTAGCTAGTTTGCTCAGGGCAATAGCAGCACTGGCATTTACATCCGCATCAACAATGGTGCCGTTAGCAATCATTGCACTGGTTACAGTGCCAGTGTCACCAGTTGTTACAACGGTGCCAGTTGTATCTGGAAAGGTGATAGTGCGATCTGCTGTCGGATCGACAACAGCAATGGTGGTTTCAAATGCGTCAGCAGTGGCGCCTTCAAACGTCAGACTGCCGGAAGTACCAATTTCAAGGTTGCCGGTGACAGTTCCACCAGATTTAGGCAGTGCAGCATTGGCCAAGTCATAGGCAGACTTGACTGCCGTGCTCGATGCAATAGTGGTAGAGCTGGTGGTACTGGTACTATCGCTTACTTTGCTTTGTAGACCAGCAGGAGTAACAGCGCGAGCAGTGTCACTACCGGCTTGGGTTTCAGCATCGGTGGCCAGTTCCAGCAAACCCTGAACAGTGGCACTACCAACTGGTGTTGCATTAACCCAGGCAGCACCAGTCCAAACCTTCCAGCCGTTGGGGGTCAGGCTAGTGTCAAGCCAAGTTTCACCATTGCTATTACCGCTAGAACCAGCTGGTGCAACGTTGGGTGCAGTGGTGCCGACATGCACAGGGCCGATCTTGATAATCGAGGCGCCTGTGGAATCTTTGAAATACAGACCGGGGGAGACTGCGTTCGTGTTCAGCGCAATCTGACCATCGGCAATCGAGGTCGTGGGGCGCTTATTTGCAGTGCTAGAACGCAGACTTTTATGGGTCGAAGCCATTCCCTTAACTCCTGATGGACGGGATTACCGATGCAGTCTAGTACTCACCGTCGTCAAAAACTACGTCGTAGGTGTCAAATACATAGCCGGGCTCGCGCCAAGCTGTGTAGTAGTGGGGGCCACCTACCTTGGTAAGCACGTCACCAGGGTTGCCGCCGATAGGAACGTTTTCGGCGCTATAGGTGAAACTCTCGTTTCGTGAGGCCATTAGAAGGTGCCATCGTCTACAACACCGATGGTCATCTCACCTGTGCTGTTATCAACAAGCACTTCAGCAGATTCCAGTACAACACCGATTTGAGAAGTGGTTGCAATTTGCGCACGACCCCATAGCAAGACCAGGGCATCCCTAACATCTGTAACGCCTGTCATATCTGGCGTGAAATACGTGCCATCAGACAGAATGTCGTAGTCGTTAAACGTACCCGTTGCTCCAGATACGACCGCAATTTTTGTCCAGTTAGGACCTGTGCCTTGGCTTAGAACCCAGTCACCAGCAGCCAAGGATGCAATAGGAGCTGGTGTTGTACCAGTACCTGCTGTAGTAACAATTAAATAGACACCGTTATTTTGAGGATTTGGCGCACCTAAACCCTGACCAATAGTCAAACCAGCTTCGGTACCGTACTGGTTAAGTGATACAACAAGGTTTGTTGTTGCGTTATACGTGCCACCAAAACGAAGGTTAAGTTGCGTGGGTGAACCGTAGCCCACAAGTAGCCAGTAACCGTTTGGCGCTGGGTTAACAGTACCAATCCAGATATAGGCAGAACGGTCAGATGGGTTGACCCACCACTGACCTGCAAATTCTGGCACTGGAGCTGATTCACTAACTTGTGCAATACCGTAATCAGCTAGTTGCGTAGCTGAAACACTATTTTCAGCAAGAAATGAACCAGAAAATGTACCAGTTGTAATTTTGCTGGCATCTAAATTGGGAACGTCAGCTGCAATTAAATTTGATGCGGCACTGACGTGACCCTGAGCATCGATTGTAATTTTGGTATAGGTGCCCGGTGTGGCACTGTTGCTGTGGTTGAGAACGCCTGTGCCAGCTACAGTAAGGCCCGTACCTGGACGTACAACACCGTTTGCAACGGAAGTGGCAACAGGAAGATCTGTACCAGCTAACGCTCGGAATGTTGGAGTGGCGGCTGAACCCGTTGTAGGACCAGCAAAAACTGTTGCAGCAGTCTGAGTATCAAGTCCGGTTGTTACTGTGGCCAAACCGGCGGATGAAACTGCTGCTGAAAATGTCAGTGGTGTGGAATCACTAAATGCAAAGCTTTGGACGCCCGCTTGCTGTGCCCAAATGCTGCCATCCCAGCTGTATCCAAAACCTGTGTTGGTGTTGATCCACTGCTGACCAACAAATGCGCCAACGCCGGTTGGAGCGTTACCGGATACAACAGTACTTGAGTTGGCTGCCAGTTTTGCGGCAGTTACGGATGCTGCACCAAGTTCGTCAGTGGTTACAGCGCCAGTGGCAATCTTGGCTGTGGTTACAGCATCGGTTGCAATGCTTGCGGCAAAAGATCCAGTACCAGAACCCGTGACATCGCCGGTGAGCGTAATAGTCTGATCGCCAGTGTTGGTGCCGGAACTGGTGCCGGAGTGGGTGCCGCTAAAAGTGCCGCTCTGAGTAGCGAGACTACCGAGACCGAGGGTGGTGCGCTGATCGGATGCGCTGGCATCATCGATGAGTGCTCGACCTGCTGCCGTGAGGGTGATCTCTTCTACGTTGCCAGCGCCAGCAGTAGCCCGGCCAAGTAGTTTGTCAGTGGCGCTGACGTTTTGGATCTTGGCGTAGGTGACCGCACTAGCGGCTAGTTCATCTGTATTGACTGCTGAGGTACCGATGGCGGCGGTATCAACTGCACCAGCTTGAAATTTGCCCGATGTGATGGTGCCATTGGCAATTTTGATTGCGGTAATGGCTGAATCTGCAATGGCAGCTGTGCCAAGCCCAGCAGCATCAACTTTGGCGGTGGTGACAGCGTTAGCAGCCAGTTTGCCGGTGGTTACAGCAAGGTCTTCAATGCCAGTCGTTGGGGCAACAACTTGCTGGTAAACACTGCCGTCGTAGACCTTGAGATATTTGGTGCTGCTGTTAACGTGGCCGCGACCTTCAAAATTATCGGTGCTGGGCTCGGTCGGGCCGTAGTTGATACTGGAATCGTTGGCCAGTTTGGCTGCGGTGATCGCGTCGTCAGCAAGAGCAACCGTACCAAGTTTGGTAGTACTGGCTTGATCAAGTTTGACAAGATCAATGCTGGCCGAATCAGCCAGGGTTACACCAGCCTCGAACAGGTCTTTGGCGGTAACTTTTTTGGTTTCGCTCGCGCTGATGTCAACGATAGGCAGCACGTCAATGGCTGCTACGTTGGCCTCGCTGAGCTGGGTCAGCTGTGTAATTCTTTGGTCAGCCACCCGTTAAACTCCGCGAGACAACAATGCTACTGCCAGTCTAGTCTGTGACCTCTGTTAGCAGGAAGTCAAGATTCTGCTGTAGCCGCAGACGATCCGTGTCTTCCTTGAGGATGTAGCCAGATGGCTCACCGATCAAAAGCTTGATCTCGCCAGTGGTTGCAAAATCAATGGCGCAGCTGATGGCTTGATCTTGGCGGACCTCAATACCAGCTCGTGTTATGACCGCTGAAAATTCGTAATAAATATCTGGGGTTGTGGTATAGGCATCGCTATCTGTGATCTGTAGGTAACAGGTAAACTCGCTACCAATGTCTGTACGGTTGATGAGTTGCAGCATCAGCAATGAGTTTTCAGTTAGCCCGCTGTTGCTGACGCTGAAAAGGCAGTCAATAGATCCAGCACCGCTGATCAACCCAGCTGAGTACATCCGCTTAAAGCGGTCCGACATCGTAGTGGTATCAAGGGCTTCGCGGTCTGTATTGAAGCTATAACCCGTCACATCACCTAGTACGCGTTCCACAGACCCGTAGATCTGTACGTCAATTGGAAGTGATGCACCAGTAAAAGCTTCTAAGGGATATTCAGCAGTTCTATTGTTGTTAATTGCATCACTAAATGTATTAAATAGTCTGATACCACCGATAGCATTTACATTGCTGTAAACAACTACTTGATTGAGTGTTGCTCCACCGCCATCGGGCCACGTTGAGGTGGGCAAAAAGTCCAAGCCCCGTGCGTCCGTGGTGCTGATGACGAGTTGGTCACCTGTAAGCAGGTTTTCTACTGAGCCGTCAAACCCAAAACGGTTGAGAACGGTATTAACATCGGCAGGTGATACCGATGAACTAAACGTTCCAGCAGATTTACGGCGCAACTTGATTTTGCCGTGTTGACCTAGAAAGTAGGTCATGCGTCAATCAGTTCACGGAAGGGTCCGTCCACGGTGAACTGGATAGCAACAGAACTCAACTCACCAGTGCTGACGCGGAGTCCGGCGCTTGTGATGTAAGCATTAAAAGCGATGTCGTCTTTAATATCGTTACCGGCACCTGGAGTTTGGCCCACGCGCAGAATGATGCCCACACGGTCAGCTTCAGTCACACCAGCTGTTGAAGTTTTCATCAACTTGGACAAAAACTGATCAAACTGGGTGCCGGGTTCCGTGCTGGTGGTGCCTTCACGCCTGTAATACATAACCGTTGCACTGCCCGTTGCGCTAGACGAACCAGGGGTATAGCTCTTTACAGCGGTGTCAACTGTGGTGGTTTCCAGCAGTTCGAGGGTGGTATCCAAAGACCAGTCGCGCAGTTTCAATGCTTGTTCTGTGGCACTAGGCGTGACTTCGCCAGTACCAGCGCTTGTAAGGTATAAGGCGCCAGTGCGACCTGTATAAAACGCCATTGGTGAAACCTAACTTTGCTTTAGCTTAGCGCCCCTGTCACAGTAAATAAAGCGTCGTTGAAATCAGCGATCAGCGAATTGTCGTTGGTGTCACAGGGGTACTCGCTGGCCCGCACAGTGATTTCGCCTTCTTCGTCCATCTGGACTTCGCTAACCCTGAAGATCCGCTTGGAGTTGACCTGTGTACCAAGCACAAAAAGCCAACCTTCGTAACTTGCCAAGGCGCTAGCTGTACTACTGGCCACGGTAGTTTCAATGCTGACCACACCGTTACCACTGCGGTACAGCAAAAATTTGTAGGTGCCATTTGGCACATTGTTATCCAACGGGATGTTTAGGTTGCCGCCAGGGCCAACAACCCCAGTGCGGATACCGTTCCAGGCATTCTGGCCGATGTCCAGATAGATGAACGCGCCAGGTGCAATCGGGTCCTGGGTCGGGAAGGTGCGGAACTCGATGGCGCGGCGAACGTGGCGCCGTAGGTTACACAGCAACTTGGCATACAAAATTGCCTGCCTGGCTGTGGTTACAAACTGGGAAAGATCAAAGGTCTGGCGGATAGCATCAGTGTCCGAGGCATCTTTCAATTTGACTTCCAA